TAGCGACGGCAGGCGGGGCCACGGGCCCCACAGCGACGGCTGGCTCGGGAGCTACCGCCGTGGCCACCGCTGCGGGGACCGCCGGCATGCCCACGGTCGTCGTTGGCGCAGGAGCGACGGCCGTGGCCGCCGCTGGCGGGGCCAGGGCGATGACACTGCGATCACTCCACGGAAGGGTGTTGCGTGTCCACCAACCGGTACGGGTGGGTGTGGCTGCCATCAGCTGGCCTGCTCGAGCTGGTATCCGGCTTCGGCCAGCGCTTGGGCGAAGTCGTCACAGTCGGGCACCCGTACCAGCGGTGTCAGGCCGTTGGCGGGATTGTCGTCCGCGTCGAGGACCACCGCATTGGCGTCAGCGAGAAACACGTCAGCGTGGGTCGGGATGTGGGTGACGCTGATCGGCAACGACATACCGAATGATTCGATCGCCGCGGGGATATCGAACCGTGGGACGGTCACCAGCAGGTGCCGGCCGTCAGCACATGAGTAGAGATTCGTGGTCGGGCAGAACTGGGAAAGGTTCTCCGCCACAAGAGTTGCTGTGATCATTTGTCCGCCTACCTCGTCAGAATCCACACGACACCCGGCGCACCGGCGCCGCCAGGACCGCCGGCGTTGGCGTACACGCCGCCACCGCCACCGCCGCCGCCGCCGGGGTAACCGCCATTGCCGCCACTGCCGGCGGGACTGAACGCGTTGATTGCCCCCTTGCCGCCACCACCGCCACCGCCGCCGCATTTCGTGGCCGCGCCGGGCGACACCGAACCGCCGGCCCGTCCTTGCGTACCGCCCAGGCCAGCAAACGACGATGTGCCCGTCTCTCCGCCACCACTGGGGTAGTTGCCGCCCTTGCCGCCATCACCCGGTGTTGATGTCGTGCCCGTGTAGCCGAACGGTCCAGCGATACCGCCGGGGGACCCGTGATCTGGAGACTGCATCACCACCGCACCGGTGTGTGGTGTGGCGTTGGCTACCCGCACGATCGATTTGTTGCCAGCCGTTCCGACAGCGATGTCGAGTGCGGTGACGCCGGTCAGGTCGACGGCCTGGGCCAGGAAAGAGCCACCGAGGCCACCGTCCCCGCCCGGGCCGCTGTTGGTGACGCCGTTCTTTCCGTTTTGACCGCCGCCGGTCATGATGCCGATGCATTCGATGTGTTGCGGCACGATCCAGTTCGTCTCGCTGGCGGTGGCGGTGTGGACCGTGTAGCCATTGAGGACGGTGTCTTTGATCGTCTCGATCGCGTATTGCACCTGCTGGGGGCTACCGGTGCCGCCTGACCCAAACCAGCCGTTCCAGATCGCTTTGAACGCGTCGCCCGCGTCGTCGACGAACGCTTTGATACCCGCCACGGCGGCCTGCGGGATGTTCGTCAGTGCATGGATCACGTCGGCATCGGTGTGCCCGGTACCGCCGATGCCCAGCGCATTGCAGATCGCGTCCCGGATAGACTGTCCCGCTTTGGCGAGCGCGTCGGTCAGGCCACTCACGAGGTTCTGCGGCAACAGGTCTGGCTTGGTGGCGCGGGGTAGCGCGAACCACACCGTGCCCTCCGTGGCAGACGGCAGTGGCGTTACCGCGAGGCGGATGGACACGCTGTCCCACAGGTCGGATTCTTGCCGGGTGAGTGACCCGTTGATCGTGGTCCAGTCTTTGGCCGCCGAGGTGGGTTGGTGCACGGCGAAGTCACCGCCGGCCACCTCTGTGTCGCCGCTCCACCCGATCCAGGACAGGCGGATCTGGGAGCCTGCCGGCGCCGAGAGTGCGGCGTAGGCGATCCGCACTGAGGCATTGACTTTGCGCCCGACGTCGAGGGCTATCCGTTCGGAGATCAGCTCGTGGACCGTGCCGTCGATCACCGTGCGGACCGAACCTGGAGCGCCGGAGGGTTTGACCGCGTCGTCGAACACCCACATCGTTTCACCGACGAATGAGTCGGCCGAGATGAAGTTGGTCAGCAGGTTGGGTGTCGATGACGAGATCGACCCAATGGGAATGTTTCTCAACCACGCCAGCGGATCGAGGAATGTGGTCATGATCTGGTGCCAGGCTTGTTCGGGCGTCGGCAGGTGCAGCAGGTCGAGGGCCTGGCCGATGAGCTTCTCGATGAAGATCCGCAGACCGTTGAGGTCGCCCCGGACACCAGCGAAAAGGTTCTGAATCCCAAGCAGGTTCGGATCGGTGCCGGTGTAGTGCCCTCCGATCGCGTCGAGGAGGTCTACGAACTGTCCCACCACGGGCAGCTCGTGGATGAAGTCGAGCAGCAGGCCGGGCAGGTCTTCGGGGCCGTTGATGTCGGCGGGGTCGGCGTTGGCGACGTGGGAGTTGAACCCGGCGAACAGTCGGGTGAGGATGCCGAACGGGGTGAGGTCGGCCAGGGGGTTGCCGCCGTTGGAGTTACTGAAGGCGCCGGGCATCCGCTCGGCCGCGCGATCGCGCATGGCCGCTGGCGTCATGTCCTGCAGCTTGTCGGCCATGTTGTCGACCGTCAGCGCGCCCGCCGGCAGGTTGGAGACGCCGCCGGGGGTGGTCACAAGCGGACCGCCCGCGCTTTCGCCGCCAGCCGTGTAGGCGGCTCGGGTGCCGTGGCGGTCATCGCCACGGCCGGCTCAGCGGTGGTGTGCTGCGGCGGGTCGGGCAGCTTGACCGACTGCTGGCGGACACCATCGGTGATCCACGCGGGGGCATGGATGGCGGATGGATCGACGTGCTCGGTTTGGCGCACTCCGAGCGCGACCATCTGCGCGGCCAGGTCGCCCACCACCGGCTGCAGCATGTGCAACGGCATCTCCGTGGCCGTCAGCAGCGCCGAGGCCAGGGCGCCGCCGATCGCCTTGGTTTGACCATCGATGTCGTCAACGGCGGGAACCTTCTTCGGGATGACCTCCGATTCGATGACTTTGTCGGCCAACGCTTGTGCGTCTTCGGGTGTGATCCGGTCTTCGCTCACCACAGTCCAATCTGTTGTAGTCCGCTCATCGCGTTGGCCATCAGTGAGGCCATGTGCTCGAATGAGTCGCTTTCTTGGCGGGTGTCGCCGAACTCGCCTTCGATGACGAGGCCCCGGCCGTCACCCCACGCGATGTCGAGCACACGGTTACGACGGACGAACACCCTTGGCATCAAGTACTTTTGCGTTCCGCCGATGCGGTCCCCGAGCCACCAGTGCCCGAACCCGTTGGCGCCGATCAGCCACGGGGATGCATTGGCCACGGTGAGATTGAACGAGGTGTCCGGGTCAGTCTCGCGCCGTCGCCGTCTCAGTTCGGCCACCGACGCGGCGGTGAAAGCCTGCGTCACGTTCGTACTGGTGGTTTCCAGGTAGTGCCCCCAGCCCTGGTCGCGCACGCGCAGCAGCAGAGGTACCGAGATCCACGCCAGGATCGAGTCCCGATAGATCGGATTCAGGAAGCTATCGAGCGCACCACCGAGCGATCCGACCGACACGGTGAAACCGACGCCGGCAGTGATCGCCGCACCGATGTTGTCGCCCAATACATCTCCGCCATACTGCACGGCCGCCGAGATCAGCTCATTGACGCCAGGCATCGACTGGCCACCCACGGTAATGCGGCCAGCACCACCCGGCGATCGGGAGAATTCCGAGGTTTGAATGCCGGTGATGTCACCGTCGCGGTACACCACGTAGGGGTCAGAGGGTTGCGTCCCGAGGATGCCGGGCAGCCGGTAGCCGGTCTCGTCGATCGTCTCGCCGGTGAACAGGTCGTAGCTGTCTTCGACGTGGTTGGACAGCACCCCGGCGACGGTGCGGGTCAGGCCGAGCAGCAGGTTGCCGCCGATCGACGTTTTGCGTCGGAATCCGGATTTGTCGACGATGCGGACGAACAGGGTGCCGTTGCGCCACCCGGTGCCGGCCCCGGGCCACGGCTCTGGGTCTCCCTTGAACCATCGGCGCAAGTCCCATTGCAGTTCAGCATCTTCGAGGATCGGTGCCGCGACATCGAATACGGAGGTGCGGATGCTGCCGACGAACAACGCCAGTGGTGCGACGCTGTCGTTGAAGTTGCGCGGCACCACCACGATCTGCGACTGCTGCCACACGTCGAGCAGGTTGCCCAGGTTCCATTTGAACGGGTTGAGCAGCTCCAGAAGATCAGCGATGCTGATGTTGGTCAGTTGCAGGCGCAGCAGGTTGGCCGCCAGGGTCAGCAGGATCGCATGGTCGGCCTGCAGGTAGAGCATCCAGGCTTTGGGTTGCTGGATCAACGACAGCGGCAGGAACGGATTACCCGCTGTGTAAACGTTTTTCAGCTCCTCAATGTCGTCGAGGAAGTTGATGACCACCTCATCGCCCTTGTCTCCGCGGACGACCTTGACGCCGTTTTTCGGGTTCATTCGGCCGCCGATACGGGCACCCATCGTCTCGATGATGACGTGGATGTTGCGGGTGCCGCGTGCCTCTTCGTCGAGTGCCCAGAACGCCGCCCAGGTGCCACGCCGGTCGTCCAAGTCGATCGGCAATCGGATGGTAATGGTGCCGGTCTCGTTGACGATCTGGTGGACGTTGCCGGCGATCTCGCCGTACACAGTGCCCCGGTACACCCAGTCGCCGTCGTAGAGCTTGATGATCGGACGGTCGTAGGCGCGTTCGATGCGGTATTCGCGGACCTCGCGTGACCACGCCGCGAAGTCGTCGTGATTAGTGCCGGTGAACGGTTCGGCGAACGTGGCGACGGTCATGCTTCCAGCCCGCTCTCCGCCGACCAGAATCGCCGCTGCCGCAGTGTCACTTTCGCGCCGGCCGGTCCTTTGCACAGCACCGGCATGAGGACCGGTTCGTCTTCGGTGCCGGTGTACGGCGGTACCGGGTAGACCGGTTCGACACCGTTGAAAAGCCCTGCCGCATTGGATAAGTCGGCAGAGACGTAGGTGTCCATGAACGGGTCACTCATCACGCTGAGCAGCTGCGTCAGCGTCGGAGTGACGATCATGCGCGCCGCGTCCTCACCGACCGCGCGGCCCCACCTGCGTTCCTGCCCGAACCCGAAGTCCGGGAACTGCCACTGAACGGCCGGATCGAACTCCCACTCTGGCCAGAGGTCCTGATCGGTGGGATTCCAAACCTCGAACCAACCGGTGTTGGCCACCTGGTCGATGGTGACTTTCTTGCCGCTGCCGGTCAGGTTGGACGCCGATCCGGTGAGCGCGCCACCGCTGGTGTCGGTGAACGCGGCCGTGTAGGCACCCGTTGATCCGGTGACGGTCACCTTGCCCACCCCGGCAACGGTTTCCAATGCCGATTGCACGGCCCCCGGCGTGGCGGGGTAGGCGATCTGAAGGGTAGGGGCCGACCCGTAGGTGAGCCGTAGCGTGCCGCCGGTGGCGATGACGGTGATGGTGAATCGGGCGCTGGGATTGGTCCACTGCGCGGCCGTCTCCACCCCCTCAAACATCGGATTGACGGCCAGCGCGGAGACCACCGCGTGATACACCTTGTCGATGTCGGCGTCGAACCCGCCTTCGGTGGTGTACTGGATTTCCTTGGCCAGCTTCAACGTCAGCGACCGCCGGCCCGATGGACCGTCGTAGTGCCACCGCACTTTCTGAAAGTTGCCCGGTGTGCCCCACAACTTCTGAAACCGGGGCCGGCTGGCCGGGGTCAGCCAGAACGGCAGCACCGGTTCACGGATCGGCACCGATTCACCGACGATGCGACCACCAGGCTCGAAGGCCCCGGAGATGGTGCGCACCTTGAACCCGGTGTCGTAGACGCCCTGGGGGTCGGTGTCCAAGACGATGTCGTCTTCCAGGAACGCGTCATCGGGTGCGGACACCACGACAGAGTCACCGGTGGACGATTCCAGCGTGATCGTTGCGACGGCCATGTCAGAACCTCGCCAGTTTCGCTGCGGCCCGCTCGCGTTCCTGGCGCTGGGCTCGGATGAACGCGTCTTCGGTGTCGCGGGCCTGGATGTTGTACGTCACCGGCGGGGGTGTCGGACCCTGCTCCTGCTGCGGGGCGGCGCCCGGGTTCAAGAAGCCCCTGGCCATCTTCATTGCGATATTGATCCCATCCTTGGCAACACCCCACATGTTTTGAGTCAGAACCGCTTCCGGTCCGCCGGTCTTGTTCTCGGTCACCGTCAAGCCCTCAGGCAGCCAGCCCCCGTCGTCGTAGAGCTGCTTGTTCAGCTCGTCGTCGAGCGGGCCGGGTGCCGCGCCATTTCCCGCGTGCGGCACCCCGGAGCTGACACCGCCGAGGCTTCCGCCGATCGACAGGCCACCAGCGAACTTGCTGAGCCCTTGCAGCCATCCCGGCGAGTCATTGACTCCGAACACCCCCAGCAGGGAGCCGACCTGGCCACCGACTGCCGCGCTAGCGGCTTTCCCGAACTCGAAGCGTCGGGTGCCCGAAGGGGTGGGCGTGTCCACGCCGAGACCGTCCAGGCCCCAGGTCGACAACCCCGAGATCGTTGACGGCACACCGGCCGACCCCAGACCCGAGACCGCACCTGTGCCGGCGGAACCCGCCAGCAGGGAGTCCAGGTCGGTGCCGGCGGCCGGAGTCGTCGCGGCGGTGGTCCCTGCTTGCGGCTTGGCGGCCGTCGCAATCGCCGCGGCACCGATACCGGTCAGCGATCCGGTGGGCAGGCCGACCGGTGCCGCACCGGAACCACGCCCACTGCCCAGAATCACGTGCAGGTGATCCATGTGATTCTGGGTCGGCGAACCCCGGTCAGACATCCCCTTACCGGAGGTGAGCGCCCCGCCGTATCCGTAGCTGGTTTGGCGCCAGATGATGCCGTTGACATCGAGGGCCTTGCCGTTCTTCTGCAACATCGCCAAGACGGCATCACCGAGGGCCTTGCCGTCCTCCGATCCGTATCCGGGGATCATGATGTCGATCGCGTTGCCCGAGGAGTGCTCGCCGTAGCCGTCCTCAGCGCGCCGGCCACCAATGGTGGTGATCTGCGGCCAGTTCTTCATCACCAGCGTGCGCAGGTTGTCCGCGCCGGGATTGAGCCCCTCCGCCGTGCGCCGGCCCGTAGGCGTACCGACCCGGCCCCCGATGTCATACCCGGGCAGTTGACCGGTGGCATTCATGCGATCGAGCAGACCGGGGCGGCTGGCTTCGATCTGGCGCCGAGAGTCGGCCTTGATGACGAACTCATCGCCGTGCACGACGCCGGCAATCTGCCTGATCGGCACGTTGCCCGTGTATCCGCCGCCGTCGAACTGCGGAATCTTGGGCAGGTGCCACTGCTTACCGCCGACGGTGGGCACCCAGTCCGGAATCTCGAAACTGAGAGCGTCGGTCAGCGCGTTCCACTTCTCGGCAATCCACCGCAGCACCTCGACGAGACCGTTCTTCAATCCCTCCCACATGCCTTTGGCGCCGTTGGTGATCGCCTGGGGAAGTCCGGTGACGAAATCGACTATGGCCGTGAATTTTTCCTTGACACCGGTCCAGACCTCACCCGCTTTGGTGACCAGTGAGGTGAAGCCCTCGGCGATTCCTTCCCACGCCTTTTTCAGGAACGGCCAGGCGGTGTCGACGAACCAATTGACGACCGCTTCGGCGGCGACCTTGATCCCCTTCCACGCCGCGTCAACGATCTTGCGGAATGTCTCAGAGTGGTTGTAGGCGTACACGAGACCGGCGACGAGGGCGGCCAGGGCGGCGACGACGATGCCGATCGGGTTGGCGGTCAGGGCGGCGTTGAGCAGCCATTGGCCGGCCGTGATGGCCTTGGTTGCCGTCGCACCGGCGACCATGGCCACCTTGTGCGCGGTCATCGCGATGATGTTCCCCTCTATCGCGACCGTGCTGGCGCCCGTTGCGGCGATGAACAAGCCTTGCGCGATCGACACTGCCCCCATCGCCGCCTGCCAGACGATCATCGCTGCGCCAATGCCTTTGGCGGCCAGGGTGACCCCGAGGATGATCGGGGCGAGCGGGCCGAGGTGGGTCACGATGGTGGCCAGGTGCGGCGCCAGCGTCGCGGTGACTGTCGCCCACGGGGTGAACGCGTTCACCAGTGCCGGCAAGATCGGCGCGAGGTTGCTCATCACCTGCGACAGGCCCGGCATCAGCGTGCGGGCCATCTCCATGATGCCGGGTGTGGCTTCGCCGATCGCGGCGCCGATATCCCGGAACCCGGGCGCCAGCGCAGGGGCGGTAATCCCGGCCAGCTCGCGCAGCCCGGACACGATGGGACCGACGACATTGCCGATGTTGGTCAGGATTTGGCGGAACGCCTGGAAGGTTGCCACCATCTGACCGGGAGAGATGTTGCGCAGCCAGTCACCAAACGACAACAGCGAGGCGTTGATATCGACCCCGACACCGGCGAACGTCTTGGCGGCGGTGCCGGCGAAGGACACCAGACTGCTGGCCAGCCCACCGATGCCGCGTTCGCCCTTGAAGGCGGTAAAGAACTCCGTGGATGCCGCCGTCATATCGTCGAAACCTTGTGTGGCGACGGGGCCGGCCAGCGATGTGGCGATGTTGCTGCCGATTCCGCCGAGCAGGCCGGCGATCCCAGAGAGCTTGGGCGACAGGTTATCCAGCAGCGCACCGAAGGTCGAGAAACCGGGTGTGAGCGCCGAGGAAAAGCTATCGGTGACCGACTGGCGGATGTTCTTGACAGCGTCGAGCAGCGGGGCCATCCGCTGGCCGATCATCGCGTCGAACGGGTCCACGCTGGACCCGCCGCTCTGGGCGTCGGCGGCGGCCTGGCGCGCGTCGGCCAACTGCTGTTCGGAGTCGATGATGGCCTGGTTGGCATCCGCGACGCGCTGCTTGGCTGCCACCACACCGTCCGCGCCCTCGACACCAAGACGGTTGGCGTCGGCGGCCTTTTCGGCGAGGTCGCCGTTGGACTCCTGCGTTTCGGCGAGACGTTGTTCGGCCTCCTGCACCCGCAGAACCGCGCGCTCACGGTCGAGCAAGTCGACGGGGCCGTCTTTGCCAATGTTCTGTAGGTCGCGCTTCGCCTCCAGCAGGGACAGTTGCGCGTCACGCTCGGACAGCGCCGAACCCTTCAGAGCCAGGTTGAGGTCCTCGATCTGTTCGGCCGCGTCTTTGCGTGCCCGAGTCAGATCCCGCTCGGCGTCACGCGAGTCGCGCTTGGCGCGTTCGACACCCTTCTCTGCCTGTTCGATCTGCCGGGCGGCGGAGGCTGCTGATTTGGCCGTGGACGCGCCGCTTTCGCTGGTCGTCATGTAGGCCTTGGCGGCATCCTTGAGGCCCGACATGCCGATGCCGAGCGCCGCGATCGCCGGGCCGAGCAGGCCAGTCGCCGCGCCGGCCGCCACGCCCATCGCGGCGCCGAACGCTGTCAGGGCCGCGACCATCGGTCCACCCAGCAGCGCCGAGACACCGGTGGCTACCCCGAGCAGTGCCGAGAATCCGATGGTGCCCAGTGCGGTGATTTTGCCGATGTTGTTGAGCACGGACAGACCGCGCCCGACTACGGTCAGCACGATCAGCGCCGAGGTGATGCGCCCGATGTCGCGGGCGGTGTTGCCGGCCATCCGAGACACCAGTGCCAGCCCGCCGGCCAGCCGGCCCAGCCCGCCACCGCCCAGCAGCGCCAGCGCACCACCGGCGGTGACCAGTGAGCGGGCCAGCCCACCGGCGGCGAAGGACGCGACCTTGGTGGCGGTGGCGATCGCACCGATGTTGCCCAAAACCGCTGCGCCGCTTGCCAATGCCCCATCAAAGCCGGATCTGATGGACCGCACACTGGAGGTGATGCCCGCTGTGATCGCGCCCCCGAGGGTGGCCCCGAACCGGTTCCCGGTGCGCGACGCGTTGGCCGAGGACAGCTCGCTTTCCACCTGCCGATGCAGGCCCGACGCGATCCGGGCATCGTCGATACCGCGCCGGATGCCACGGCCGGCGCGCAGGCCGGCCTCCCGCGCACCGGTCACGTCAACATCGGCCTTGATTGTGAGGTCGCGGGTCTCTCTCTCAATGACCTGCTTAGCCCCGCGCAGCGACGGGATGAGCTGCAGTGTCGCGTAAGCGAAGGTTGTCACTTGTCACCTCCCAAAGGCTCTCTTGTACTTGCGTTTTCGTTGGTTGAAGTCGGCACGAAGGTTCGCAAGCCGTTGAGCTAACGCGGCCGCCTTCGCGGCAGCTTCCATCGCAGCGCGCACCGGATGGTCCTGGCCGGCACTCTTGCCTTTCGTGCCCACCATGAGGATCAGGGTCCACAAATCGGCCAGGAGGTGATCTGTGGGTGACCAGGCGGGCTTGCCGTCGTTCAGTGCACGGCGTAGAGCGGAGTCAGTTGGCAACTGCCGCAACAGAACACGGATACGGCGTGCTGAGAGTTTCCCGCGGTAGAAGTCGAGAACGTCGACGTGGTAGATGCGCAGCAGGTCGGCCTCAATTTCATCGCCGTACTCGTCGAGCAGGCGAAAGAGGCCGGTTAGTTTCCCGTGGCCTCCTGCAACTTGACGCCGATTTCGTTGAAGTCGGCCAGTGTCGGACTCGCCTTACGGAAGGCGGCCCACTGTTCCGCGCCGAGAACCATCCTCGTGCCGGCGATTTCTTTGTCCTCGTCCTTGATCCCGAGTTCTTGCAGGGTCTCGACGTCTCCGGAGAGAACCAGGAAGGCATCCAGCGGAAGCTTGTCGCCGACAGGGATTTTCAGCTCGACTCCGCACTGTTCGATGATCACGAAGCCATCGGCCTCGGCTTTGCGGGCTGCGGCAGACTTCTTCTTCTGGTGGTCCTGCGGCTTGGGCGCGGTGTCGGGGATTTCGGCCATGATGGGTTTTCTCCTGTGTGTTGGGTTTGGGTAAGTGGGCTGGTCGATGGTGTGACGCGCGTCCAGCTGGGGCACGCGCGTGAAGACAGAGCGCTGACTACTTCGGCGCTGTCGTGATCGAGCGGGTCAGTTCTGGCTCCGGAGAGTTGACCGGGGCGGGTGCGTTGGCAGCTTTGAGGTCGATCACGCGCTGGCGCACGAGAGCGTCCTTGGCGTCGAGGAGATGGCGCAGGCCGACCGCGAGCTCGGGGCCATCCTCCAGGGTGGCGGCCAAGCTGTGGGCCGTGGCGGCGATTTCGGCACTGACGTACCCGAGGGATTCGGGCAGGTGCTGGTAGCTGTCGAGCTGGTCGAGCAGGTGTTGGGTTGCCTGGTGGCGGTTGGTCATTGAGCCTCTCCGAAGGTTGGGCGTCGAACGTTGGGTTGCTTTGCACTGTGAGCGCGGCAGAGGTGGACCCACCGGGGTTGGTGGGTCCACCTCTGCCGCGTGTCGGGTTACTGGGGGACTGCGGTGATCGTGGCGGTGCCGGCCGGGGTGAGGCCGGCGCCGTTGACCGACAGGACACCGGCGGTGGCCAGGGTGACGGTGTAGGGGCCGCCCACGGACCCGGCTACGGTCACGTTTCCGGCGCCGAGCAGGGTCACCAGCGCGGCCTGGAACTCTCCCTGTGTGGCATCGAAATCGAGTGGGGCCGAAGGGGTGCCGGCGTTCACGGCAGAGGTGAAGGCGCCGCCGGTGGCTCCGGTGAGGGTGACCACCCATGTGGTGGCGGCGGCACTCTGGGCATCGACGATCTGGAGGACGTCGCCGTTGGCATCGGTGGTGTGGTGGACCACCAGCTCGGCGAACGACAGTTCGCCCTCGACGATGCCGCCGTGGCTCTTGAGTTCGACGGGCGCCTTGGACAGCGACACCCACACCCGTGCGGTGTCCTCGTCGATGAACCGGTACAGCACGTAGACCTGGACATCCTTGGGCGCGCCGATCTTGTTCGGAGCCGACCCGGGGAGCACGATCTGGCGCGTCACGGCGTTGGTTTCGAACGCGGTGAAGCCGGTTTCGAGTGTGCCCTTGCGCAGCTTCACCCGGAACCGCGGATGGCCGAACGCGTCGTAGGGCTTGACCTCGATGGACGGGTTGAGGGGGATACCCTTCTTGTCGTCGATCAGGCCGGTGAATCCCCAGCCGAGCGCCTCCAGATCCTCGGTCGGTGTTTCGGGGATCATGCCCGCGATGGAGGTCACCTCCGAGGCGAGGACCAGCCACACTTCGGCCTTGTCCGGGATCAGGGTGGCATCGGGATTGATGGTTTCGGGCATTGCTTTTCCCTCCTTCAAAGGGGTGGTGATTGTGTTGCAGCCCGGTCGGGCCTGTAAGACACCCGGCCATGGGGCCGGGTGGTACTCAGTGGGTGGTGGGGACTACCTCAGCCGCAGTTCGAGGCCGGCCGCGACTGCGGCACGGGTCAGCACGCCGTCTTTGGCCTGCTGGTCTGCCGGCACCGACACCGAGGCCGCGGCGCGGTCGGTGGTGTAGGTGTCCAGTACTGCGTCCTCGCCGGCATCGTCTGCGACTTTCTTGGCCAGATCGTTGATGGTGCCGGCGGCCAGCCGTATGAGGACTTCTGCGGCTCCGTCGTGATCGAGCTCGACGCTCATGTTCATACCTCCACTGTTCGGGCGGTGGCGGTTAGCAGCACTGACGCCAGGGCCGCCCCGGTGGCCTTGTCGCGGGCGTCGAGAACCGCGCTCACGTCGCCGCTGATGTGTGCGACGCCGGGTGGGCGGGGTGACGATTCGGCGAGCTTGCCGGCCGCGAGCACGGCGATGTTGCGGGCCTCCGTTTCGCCGGCCGCGTAGACGGTCAGGCGAATGGTGTGCCGTGAGGAGATCGGCAACCGGGCTGGGCCGCCGTCGTCGGCCACCACCAGCAGGGAGCCGGCGGAGGGTTTCCACCCGTCTGGGACCTGCCGACGCACCAGCGCTGCACCCGTGTTCTGGTTGGTGAGCCAGTCTCGGATCGATGACCGGATATCGGCCTGGACGCGTGTCATCACGCCGCCTGCGGCACAGACTCGCCGCCGTCAGGCCCCGGCAGGATCGGGAACAGGTCGAGCACGACGGTGGCCTCTGTCTGTTTCGCGATCCGGCATCCGATCGGAATGCCCTGGTAGTGGCCGATAATCATCACGCCCCCTTTCCGGTGGCCGACCTGCACAGCACCTCGACACCGCCGAGGCTGGACCGCGGCGATCGCCACACCCGCACGCGGGCAAGGCAGTCGCGGTCACGGACCCGGATGCCGTAGTTATCAGCGATGACATCGGTGGTGTCCACCCAGGTGTTGATGTCGGGTCGGTGGGTGATGAGGCCGAAGTACACCGTGAACTCGACGGTGTCTTGATCACCCCCGCGCCCGAAAATCCACGAGGTGTTGCCGGGAGCGATGACCAGCGGTGTCAGGACAACCGGCGACCCGGGAGGAACCGGGTCGCCGTCGTCGTCCATCCCGAATAGCGGTGTGACCGTGACTGTTTCACTCACCACTGGACTGCCCCCAGAGCGGTCCGGAGCCGGTGTAGATCGCTCCGCAGTCGCAGAACGTGGCCCCGAGGTTGACACCGCAGGTGGCGGCGTGCTGAATCCCGCCGCCACCGGCAGTGTCGTAGCTCCACGCCTTCCGCGCAGGTTTACCGTCTGCGCACAGTTCTTGCAGCGCAGTGATTTCCGTAGGAAACAGCAGTGATCGGCGCACGCCGTTGTCGATCGTTTCGGTGTGCTGCCAGGGACCGATGGTCTCGGATTCCTGGGTACGCCGGCCGCTGGGACCAGCATCGTTCCACCGCAGGACCACACCGCGCAGAATCGCTTTCGCGGCTTTCGCCTTCGTCTCCGGGAGGTCGGGATCGTCGAAAAGGCAGGGCGCTGCCAGCCCGGCCAACGCCAACACGTCGTCGATCATCGCCTGAGCCTTGGTCGGCTCGATCGTGGCGAACGGTGCCAGGTCGGCCGGGCTGAGCAGTGCGGCCATGACTACTTGCGGCCCGTGCGACGGTCGGCGGTGGCCTCGGCCGGCTGGCCGGCTGCCTTGTCGGCTTCCGCCTGTTCGGCCTCCAACCAGGTGCCCACCATGGCGTGGTAGTCCTCTTCGGCTTCCAGCCAGTCAGCCCACTTGCCAAGCGTGTGACCGCCGATGCCCACGGTGTTCAGGTCCGATGCGCTACCGCCACCGCCACCGCCGCCAACTCCGGGGCCGGCGACGACCACGGCGGCATCCGCGTCATCGCCGGTGGGCGTGTAGCCGTCGAGGCGTTCTGCCAGCTCGGCCGGGATGTCGACGACCACCCCGGCCGCGTTGGTGTAGCGCGGCATCAGGCCGTCACGACCTTGGCGAAGGCCGGCAGCGCCGCGATGCCCCAGCCGTAGACGACCTCGGCGCGGAAGGCGACCTGGTTGTTGCGCTTGAGGTCGCCCTGGCCGTCCGGGTCGCCGTACTCGATCATCTCCATGCCGATCTGGCGCTGGATGCCCCACCGGATAGCGGAGAAGTCGCCGTCAAAGCCCACGACCTTGGTAGCGGTGTCGGCAATGCCGAGTGCGCTCACGGTGTCCGACACCGAGGTTCTGTGGTTTTCCAGGATGCCGGCCGGGGCGGTGGCGTACGTGAGATCGGGGTACATCTTCGGCCCGATCGGGTCACCGTTGGCGCCCACGGGCACGCGCACCTTGCCGAACCGGCCGGCCCACACCGGGTCCAGCGCGAGATCCTTGGGCAGGTAGCGGTTGCCCAGGACCAGTTCGTCGGCAGCATCCAGAGCCAACTGGGGTGCACCGGCGCCGAGCACCACCGAGTTGGTGGTCTGCGACAGGTACTCGGTCATCGCCGGCACCATCTCGCCGTCGATGGGGTTGATGCCGTGGAACACACCGAAATCCAGGGCACGGGAGAGCGCCGGCTGGATGAGTGAAAGGACCTGCTCGATGACCTTGAGCTGGTGATCCTCGCTGGCCCACGTGACCTCGTTGGTCCACCGCACCGTCTTGTGGAACTTGAACGGCTTGGTTTTCTTGACGGTCGGCGTGATCGTCGAGGGCCCCTTGTTCGCGCCTTCCCCGACGTACTCGGCTTCGCCGATGTCGAAGGTCATGAACTCGCCGGTGCCGAACTTCATCGGCTCCGACTCGGAGAGGGTAGCGATCGTGGATCCGAACTTGACTTTGCCCAGCCACGGATCGAGCTTTTCGTCCGGGAGGTTGAGCATGTTGCTGGTCATGACGGCCATGGTGATGACTCCTTAACTAGTCGCCCTTGCCGAAGAGGTTGCGCGCGAATTCGCGCATACCTCCGTCGGCTTCGGGTGCGGTGGTGGTGTTGCCCTCGTTGGGCACGTAGTTGTTGTTCTTCCGCTTGCCTGACTTGGCGACCAGAGCAGCGACCTGCTTGAGGAGCTGTTCGGGATCGGTTGCAGTGAGGAACAATTCGGCTTCCTCGGCGTCGATCTTGTGCAGCGCCACCAGGTGTTCTTTGAGTGCTTCAGCGACTTTCGCTGGCACGCTGGCCACCTCAGCCTCAGCCTTCCGGACCTTGTCTGCGTCCTTCTCGGCCTGGGTTTTCTGGGACTCTTCCAGCTCGGCCAGTTTCTTGGCTGCCGCTGCGTTGGACTTGGCCCGCTTCTCCTGCTCACGTGCCTGGTCACGCCAAAACTCCAGCGTCTCTGGCGGTTTGGGGTCATCGGGTTTGGCACCCGTTTCGGGAGCCGCCCCGCCGCCGCCGGCCGGTTCTCCGCCGCCAGCCTCGCCGCCGCCTCCGCCTTCGCCGTTGCCTCCCATGATGGGCCAGATCGGACCGCGCCGGCCGATGCCGATGGCCTGCAACCCAGTGACCGGATGGACCGGCATTTCGGCGATAGCGTCCGGTAGTGCGCTGAATTCAGACATGCGTGTAGTACTCCCGTTCCGGGTTGGTCCCGACCGTTGCGGTCAGGTGTGGTGATGGGGTCCTGGCCGTTGCGGTCAGGGGTGGTGATGGGCGGCGGCCAGAGCACGCCGCTTGCCGCCCCTACGTTGCGCAGGAGCGGCCGATTGTGGGGTTACCGACTCAGGTGTCGGTGGGGGCGGCGGCGGTGCCGTCGCGGTGTGCAAGGTAGCGCTGGGCGATCGGTGTCGAGTACCAGCGTTGGGCCAGCATGTCGTCGTAGCCGGCGGACCACAGGATGGCCAGCGCCCGCGACGTTGCGACGTAGGGGTTGGCGGCGCCCAGTTCCGCCGCGCGGCCTTCGGCCCTGGCGCGCTGGCAATCCTCGGAGCTGATCACTGCAGAAAGTCCTCACCCGTGGCGGTGTATCTGCCTAGACCGTACCGCCCGGACAGGACCATTTGCTTGAGTATCGCGCGCGTGAGCCGGCCGCCATGGGTGTCGAACCATTCGGCCATCTCGTCGCTCATCAGCTCGCGTGCCTTCTTGTCGCTGACGTACCAGAGCACCTTGGCGTTCACAGTGCCGTCGTCGTAGCGGCTCTTGAGCATGTACCCGTTGGTGTCAGCTTCGGCCTGGACCGCCAGCTCACTGACGCGGCGGTGAAACGTCGCGGATAGCAGTTGCTCAAAGGTGTCGCCGGGCAGTCCGTCACTGCGCGCCGAGCGCATGAAGTCACGCCGGCGGATCGATTCCACCGACTTGCCGGTGACCTCGGCCTCGGCCTCAGCGGGGTCGGTTCCCTCCTCGATGAGGGCGATGATCCGGTCGGATTGCTCCCGCGATTTCGCTGACCGCCGGGCGCGATCTCGCTCACGGTTGCGCGCTTTGCGTTCTGCTGCTTTGCGTTCGGACTCTTCGAGTTCTTCGAGGTCGATCGCGGCCCGTTCCACCCGGTCGTCATCGCCGGATGCGATGGCCTCGTGCAGTTCACGGACCGCCCGGTCTATGGACGTCTCCGCAGTGGTGGGGGTCGGTTCGGCGACGGGCTCAGCGGCCGGCGGGTCAACCGGCAGGGTGTGCAGGTCCTCGGCGTCCACGCGGCGCCAGTAGGCGATCGCGGCCTGGTGCTCATCCTCGGCGTCCAGCCAGGCAGCGATGTCGTCGTTGCGGCGCTTCTCGGCGGCGGCTGTGGCGGTGCGTTCTGCGGTGATGGCGTCCATGTGGCGGATGACGGCATCGAGGTCGATCGCGCCGTACTCGCCTTTGGTGTCGCCGGCCGCGCTGGCGGCCTGCATAGCGTCGATGTAGTCCTGTTCCCACTGCTCGGTGTAGGGGGCAGGTTCAAAGGTGTCGCCCGGGCGGACACAGACCGCGATGCAGCGGCATCGGTCGTGGTAGGTCTCGCCCAGCTGTTGGGTGCCGCGCGTTGTCCCGAGGCCCAGGCGGGTGTCGCCCACCTTGGAGCCGGCTGCGGCGGCCTGGCGGGCGTCGCGGTACAGCGACCGCCGGTAGAGGGCTTCGTCGCGGGTCATGATCTTGGCGGCGATCATGCGCCGGTCGGCGTCGGTGAGTTCGACACCGCGACCGACGACCTCGGTGGCGGCCTGCTCGGAGGTGTACACCGCGCCACGGGTGGCCATCACCCGGCACATCGAGCAGGCGTTGGCCGATGCGTGGCGGGCCCACTTCGCGTGCTCGCGAATCGCGTTGAACACCATGGTGTCTCGCGAACCGTTGAACACCGCCCGGGTCGCAGAGCCTTGCAGCGCCGCAATCGGTTCCGATTCCAGCAGCGCCCACCGGCCCGAAATGTCCAGACCGTCAGGCACCAGGTCATCGGGGACCACGGGAACGAACGCGGACGCCTTGCGGGTGAGCGTGGTGGGTTGCTCGGCGTAGTAGGCGATGGTGGCGTTGGCGGCCGTGTGGATGTACGGCGTGACCAGTTCCGGGTAAGCGTCGGTGATGAAGGCCAGGGCCTCGCGCTGGTCAAGCCGGTCCATTCGCGACAGCAGTCGGTCAATCTTCTCGTCGAGGTTGCCGGCCAGCTGAGTCAGCAGCAGCTGGAATTCAGCTACAGCGACGCTCATGCGCCGGTGGCACTCCCCAGGGCGGCAGCAGCTGCGGCGGCGGTACCCTCGGCCGGATCAGGAACGGTGGCACCCGGCGCGGCGGTGAGCTTATCGATCAGCGTTTTCGTCTGAGCGCCGGCCTTTTGCACCATTGCGCGCGCGATCTGCTGATCCGTCAGTCCGATCAGCTCCAAGCCCACATCGGTCTCGGCCAGCCACGGCGCAGCGGAAAGCTGCTTGAGGCCGGCGTCCGCCACCGCCGAGCGCGACAGGTAGGCCGGCGGACGCCACTTGGTGGCGATGCTCGCGTATTCCTTGGGGATCTCGTCGAGGTCGTTCTTGATGGCCAGCGCGCGGATCATGCAGCGCCGGAATGCCGGCGACCAGTCATCGGTGGCGCCTTCAGCTTCGGCGATCAGCTGCTTTTCGGCGTTGTCCGAGCCGTCTGCGGTGGTGGTGTTGGTGCGGGCCTGCACCCCAAGAGCGGACACCGGCAGATCGGTCTCACCGGCAAAGTCCATGGCGCACTGGGTGAACAGGTCGATATGCGGGGCCGGGGAGGACTGTTGGAACTGTTTGACTTCGGCACGGTTCGGCCTGCCCTGGTCGTCAAGGGCTTTGTCGTCGTAGTTGTCATCGATGCCTTTGATGCGGCCCATGACGGCTTGCCACATGGGCAGCGGGTTGCCGGCCTCGTCGACGAGCACGTCACCGGGGTTGGCGCCGAGCATCCATAGCTCCGGGTAGGAGAAGATGTCGGCGTGACCTTCCATTCGGATCATGCTGCGCAGCGCGCGGTCCTGTAGCGCCATCACGACGCGGGAGATCCTCGAGGCGCCGTACTCCCGCCCGACGCGAGGGTGGTAAACGACGGCTTCGGCCGGCACGCCCCAGGGATGCTCGTTCCAATTCGTTGACCATTTGTGCCCGGCGGTGGTCCGGCTGGCGGTGAGGGTCGCACCGTACCGGTAGAGGACGAGGCTGAGGGGGTTGCGGTTCTCGTCACGCTTGAGCACCCGCAGCAGGTTGTCGAGTCGGTGGGTGCGGCTACTGAGTTCCCCGGTGGCGTTCATCGCGTCGGCCACGTGGATCAGCGAATCGGGTTCGTCGCTGTCTTCTGCGCCGGTGGTGTTGATCAGGAACGAGGGCCCGTGGATCAGTGACGAGATGACGGCGCTCGACGATTGGGAGCCGAAAAAGTTGGTGTCCCAAACCTCTTGGTAGCCAAGGGAGTCCAAGTCGCCATCGGTCCAGGTGTAGCCGTCGAGGTTGCAGCGTCGCGCCAGGATGTCCACCGACTTGGCCGCCCAGCCGAGCGCCAGGCCCAGCTTGAAGTACTCCGGCGGGATGACGCCTGATCCGAATTTGCGTACGGCGCGGCGCCCGTCGTAGTAGCAGGCCCGCAGGTAGTTGCGTGGCTGGCGCTTGCGCAGGTCTCCGAGCAGGCCGTTGATCAGATCGTTGGTGTCGGGGTCGACACCGGGCAGGTGCACCCGGGCAGTCTCGATGGAGGTCACAGGACGCCTCCCCTCCTTCCTGTTCGGGTTGAATCTGTCTCAGGGCGGTGCTTTTCGGTCGCACCGGCTAGGGCCAGGGTGACGCTGACAAGCGGGTGGATGATGGCCGTCGAGTCGCGGCGGTCATAGCCCCAGCCGCCCGCGTCCGCGATCGGTCGCCGCCGCGCACCCTTGAGGGCGTTGGTCACCGATTCCTGGCCGGCGTGGGTGAGCGTGCCGGCCTTTCCGCGGGTTTGGAACATCAGGCATCCCTTGGCCATGTAGCGGGCGGTAGAGCGGATCACCTTGACGCGACGGGCTTTGAGTCCGGGGATCATCTGGGCGGCCGGGGACAGATCGTCGATCACGACTGGCATACGTCGACCGGCGACCTTGGCGACCCACTCGATCGCGGCAGCCACGTCGGTTCCGGCCCACACTTCCTCGACGTGAGCGCTCGGTCCGTCGAGCCAAGCGGCCCCGACTGAGATGTCCATACCGTGCGACATGTCCACCGCCAGGGCGGTGGGCGCGATGTCCTCGTCGGGCCCGATCGCGATGAGCTTGCTCCAACGGGTGGGTCTGATGATGTCCTGGTGGACGTTGACCTTGGGCCAGACGCCGAACCCTTCCCGGCGAAAGGCATCGTCGGAGAGGTTCTTGCGCATCCGTCGCGCAGCCCGCTCGGTGGTGCGGGTCGGATAGGAGGGGTTGGCCTTGCGGAGCTGGTCGCGGTCATCCAGATCGGCGTCAGGGTCGGCCGAGAACTCGATGTACAGGGACAGTTCGGTGCTCACGCCGTGAACCGAGACAGGGTTTTCTTCCCCGCCGGTCACCGAGTCGAGGGCGTCCTGGCGCAACATGGTGAACACTTCGCCGGGGTCGGTCGGCCGAGGCGGGGTGCCCATCATGAACAGAAGCGGGTTGGCGACCGTGTTCATGGTCGGGATCAGGTCGTCCATCGACTTTTCGGTGACGCGCTGGCACTCGTCGAGGATCAGGACACCGACACCGGTAAAGCCGAGGCCGAAGCCGTTTTCCCTGGCCCCGAATAGGATTCGTGAGCCGTTGCGCAGGAAGATGCCTTCGTCACCGTGTGAGTCGGAGATTTTGTCGATGTGCGGGGCGCATTTGTCGCCCTTGGCCATCGCCTTCATCGAATCGAACGTCTCGCGGGCGGTTTTGAAGCGGTGCGCGGTCCAGATGACCGTCAGACCGGGGATGATCAGCGCCAGGGCGAAGACGATGGCCCCCACCAGGTAGGTCTTGCCGACCTGGCGGGGGATCGAAATGACGATGGTGTCGGCCGCGTACAGGCCTTCGCGGTCCAGGGCCAGAATCAGCCGGCCAGCGCCGTCCTGCCAGGAGTCGAAGCCCCAGCCGAGGTTTCGGCAGGTGTCGCGCACCTTCGGCCAGGCGGTCGAGACAATGCCGGCCGGTTGGATCAGGTGGCGGGCGACCTCAGATAACCGAGGCGTCCCAGAGTTCATCGGTGGTGGTGGCGATGACCGCATCGTCCTGGCCGCCAGCTGCGGCGGCCAGCGCGGCCAGTTCGCGGCTGATGTCGGTTTGGCGATGCGTCAACGCAGACAGGGCGGTGGGACTGGTCCGCGAATCGTCGAGGGCGCGCGCGACGCGGGAGCGCATCGCGGTCAATCGATCGGCGTTTACCGGTTCCCCGGACAGGTCAGCGATCTCGCGCAGGAGGTCCAACTGCCGGCGCACCAGCGCGGCCAGGGCGGTGGCGTTGGTCCCCGGGTCAGCGATCGAGCTGGCCAGCCGTGCGCTCATCGCCAAGAGCTGATCGAGCTCGCTGCCGGACTCTGCGGCCGTGAGCACAGACGCACGCAGCGCTACAGCAGCAGATCCCGTGTCCGCCTTGGCGGCCGGGGCTGGAATGGTGCCGTCGTCGCGGACCAGGGCCAGGTGGCGCACGGGCGCGTCGGTGAACAGGACGTGATCCTTGGGGGTGCCGGCGCCGCGGCAGTCGTGGCACTGCCGTTCTCCCCCGGGCAGGGAGCCTTTACCCCGCCACAGCATCTTGCCGCAGCCTGAACAGGGCGTATCGGGGTGTCGTGCCATCTTTGATCACCTCCAGTCCAGTGGATCGAAAAACAAAGAAAAGCCGGGGGAGAGAAGCTCGCCTATGCCCC